ACATGGCGATTGATATCGGACCTCGGATAGGTATTGAGGGCGAAGCTGAATACCGAAGACAACTGAATCAGATCATATCCCAGACGAAGACACTGCACGCAGAAATGCGGTCGATGGAATCTGCATGGGATAAAAACACATCTGCAAAGCAGAAAGCCACACAGCAGACCCAGATGCTGAATCAGCAGATAGAAGCGCAGAAACAGCGCATCGAAGAGCTGAACAGGGGTCTTGCTGAGTCTACTGCGAAGTATGGGGAAAATGATGCCAGAACGCTGAAATGGCGACAGGCGGTGGCAAATGCCAACACCGAACTGAACCAGATGGAAGCGGAACTGAAGAAGATCCCCAACAGTATGCAGATAGTCGGACAGCAGATGCAGACGGTCGGGGATAAGATGACGAAGGTCGGTTCTACGTTGACCAAAACCATCACCGCTCCGATTGTGGGCGTGGGTGTTGCGGCTGTAAAGACGGCATCCGACTTCGACACATCTATGAGCAAAGTGCGTGCGCTGTCAGGTGCGACCGGGGACGATTACGACCGCTTGAGAGAAAAAGCCCGTGAGATGGGTGCGACCACGAAGTATTCCGCAACGGAGTCGGCTGATGCCTTGGGATACATGGCTTTGGCAGGTTGGGATACAAACCAGATGGTTGATGGTCTGGATGGCGTGATGAACCTTGCGGCGGCATCCGGGATGGATTTGGCTGAAGCGTCTGACATCGTTACGGACTACCTGTCTGCGTTTGGCCTTGAAGCTGCTGACGCAACAAAGATGGCTGATGAGATGGCATACGCACAGGCACATTCCAACACGACCACGACACAGCTTGGTGAAGCGTTTGGCAATTCTGCGGCACGTATGCACACAGCCGGGCAGAGTATGGAGACAACGACCGCTCTGCTCGAAGCATTCGCCAATCAGGGCACAAAGGGTTCAGAAGCCGGGACACAGCTTGCAGCGACCATGCGAGACATCGGCAATGCGATGGAAGACGGACACATCCAGATCGGGGACACGTCTATAGCCGTGCAGGATCAGAACGGCAATTTCCGCAACCTGATTGATATTCTTGCTGACGTGGAAGCGGCAACAGAGGGGATGGGTACTGCGGAGAAACAGGCGGCGTTACAGGCGGTGTTTACACGTAACTCCTACAATGCCGTGTCGCAAGCCCTGACAGAAGGGACGGCAAATATCAAGCAGTATGAGCAGGAATTGTACAATGCGAACGGCACGGCAAAGACGATGGCTGAGGTTATGGAAGACAACCTTGCCGGGCAGATCACGAAATTAAAATCAGCTGTGCAGGAGCTTGGTATTTCCCTTGGCGATACGCTCGTTCCGATGGTACGGAAGGGCGTGGAATGGCTACAGGGTATGGTCGATAAATTCAATGCTCTGGACGATACCACAAAGGAAAATATCGTCAAATTCGGGCTTGTGGCGGCGGCTATCGGTCCAGTATTGACCGTGGTCGGGAAAGCCACATCAGGCATCGGGAGTCTTATTAGCACTTTTGGCGGTCTGACCGCAGGTATGGGAGCAATCCCGTTCGGACCTGTGACGCTTGCGATCACTGGCGTGGCAACGGCTATCGGTTTGGTGGTCGCCGCAAACGCTGAACAGGAAAGAGCATACAGGGAAGCAAACGAAGAGATATATGCGGCTATTGATGCGTCTGAAAAAGCACGGCGGTCAATGGAAGAGACCGGGAATGCAATCGGCACGGCGTTTGACGAAGCCGATGAAAGCATCGCAATGGCTACGGAACGTGCTGAGATGGCACACACGATGGTCGACCGTTTAGAAGAATTGGTCAGTGCTGAACAGCTTTCGTCTGCCGAGATGATCGAGGCAAAGAGCATCGTATCACAGCTGAATGCGGCGTATCCGGGCTTGAATGCTGAGATTGATGAAAACGGGCGGTTGCTTGGAACGTCCACGGAAGAAATGCGTGGGTTCATTGATAACGCTTTGGAGATGGCTACGGTCGAAGCCAAACAACAGGCGTTGAAAAATACTATGCAGGAATTGACCGATGCCATCACCGCAAAAGTAGAAGCACAGGCACGGGAAAAACAGGTTATAGAGGAACTTGAAAAAGCAGAAGAGTCCTACACCGCCGAAGTTGAAAAACTGAATGCCGCAAGAGAATCCGGGGAGATATCCGCATCAGAATACGGCTACAGAATGATTCAGCTCAATAATGAGCGAAGCAAGTCAATAAACGACCTAAATGCGGAGCAAAAAGCGTTAGCTGATCAGACGGATGAGCTGAACGACCAGATACAGGCAGGGACAGACAAGTACAATGCCGAGAAAGACATCATCGAAGAAACAACCGGGGCTTTGACGGACAATGCGAATGCGGCAGGGGAAACTGCTGAAGCAACAGAAGCGGTCGGAGATGCCGCTCAGGACACCGCAGGTGATGTCGAGGAGATGGCAAAAACAGCCCAACAGGCTTATGACGATATGTACGAGGACGCAATGAAGTCCGTACAGGGTCAGGTGGGGTTGTTTGATACCTTGTCAACCGAATATGACCAGACGATGGATTCCATGATTGCCGCTCAGGAATCGCAGATCACGGCGATGAACGACTATTACAACAACCTTTCCACGGTCTGGAAATGGGCGGTTGAAACAGGCGACATGTCTGCACGGCAGTACGTCCAATCTCTGGCTGATATGGGCATTGACGGGGCAGGATATGTCCAACAGCTTGCACAATCCATCAATGAAGGCACGGATGGTGCGGCACGGTCGGTTGAACTGTTCCGTCAGCGCACAGAGCTTGAAACGGGCAAATATGCCGGGCTAGTGCAACAGATCAAGTCTGATACCTATGTCACCAAAGATGGCGTTGTATGGGCGTATGATGCAATGGCAAACAGCGCACAGACGGGCATGAGCAATATTAACGCATGGGTCGGCAATGGCATGGGGATGATGCAGAACACAATCAACACAGGCATGAATAATGCCGTGTGGGGTGTGAATAATTCTGCTTATGGTTTAGGCGTTGCGGCGAATAATGCTTTTGGCTCTGTTCCAGCGGCGGCGAATAACGTCATGTCCGGGATGTACAATACAGGCATGAGTGGTGCGAACAACCTTGCAAACGGTATGTACGGAGGTGGCTATAACGTTTCGAATGCGGCGTGGTATTTGGCAAACACTGCTAACGATCCGCTCAGCAACGTAACAAACAATGCTTATGGATGGGGCATGGGACTTTCCCAAAACTTTGCCAATGGTATGTGGGCACGGGCACAGGAAGTCTGGAATGCGGCACAAACGTTGGCAACTAATGTGTGGTCAATGATGCACCATACAACCCCGGAAGAAGGACCGTTGAAGGACGACGACAAATGGGGTGCTGAACTGGTCGAAAACTTTGCCGCAGGTATGATGAGCGAAATACCGATGCTCCATCGTACGGCGTTGGAAGTCGCAGGAGCGGCAGAATTGACAAGGGACAGTTATTCGTACTCCATTCCGCAGAGCGGTGCGGCGCAGATTGGACAGGCGTTGCAAAGCTATGCAGGGTCTGGGGATGAAATTACCATCAATGTATATGCAAGCGAAGGCATGAACGTCAATCAGCTTGCGGATCAGGTGCAACAGAGACTTGCACTGGTACAGAGACAGAGGGCAAGTGCATATGCGTAATTATTTCACATTTGGAGATTACGACAGCAGAGAATTCGGCGTATTCATCACCCGTGACGGGGTGTACAACGCACCGAAAAGAGTATACAGGCAGATTCAAGTCCCCGGTAGAAATGGGGACTTGATGCTTGATGAAGGACGCTTTGAGAATATTGATGTTACATATCCGTGCCTGATATACAAGTGCTTTGATGCAAATGTTGAAGGATTGCGGAATGCTTTACTGTCACATAATGGGTATGTCCGCATCATGGACAGTTACCACCCAGATGAATATCGGCTTGGATGTTTTTCAGAAGAGCTTTCTGTAGTGCCGAAAGTGTTGGGCGATGGCGGTACATTCGAGGTTACATTTAACTGCAAACCACAACGATTCCTTACTGGCGGCGAAGTGGTACATAAGTATACCGAAGATGCGAGCATAAACAACCCGACTTTGTTTGCAAGCAAACCACTGATCCGGGCAACGTTTGACACGGCAAATGAAAATTATGTAAAGATGCCGTATTCGGATGGAAGTCCGTATGAAAGCAACGGCATAACCTATACGACAGAAGCAGACGGTTCTATAAGGGTGGTCGGAACTTGTGGGTCAACAAGAAGCTATTTTTCGTGCAGAGCATATAACGAACCAACACATCTGCCGCCGGGAAATTACCATTTCGAGGGATGCCCGGCAGGTGGAAGTTCGAGCAAATATTTTTTGTCGCTGTGGTTTAGATACAATGGGTCGCAGGTTGGAACAGCCAGATGGGATTATGGAACAGGTGGGGTCGATTTTACCATATCGCAAGCAGAATCCCAGTATGATGCCATGATACAGATTTACGTCCAACCGGGCGTGACCATAGATGAACTGTTTACTCCTTCACTTGTTGCGGACACGGACGAAGTGTATTTCTACGTGGGGAGCGACAAGGTCACGCTCCAGAACAGATTCGCCTATATTGACATAGACTCTGACATACAGGATTGCTACAGCGATTACAGCAATGCGAACCAGTATGTGCAGTTCCAGAGCAACGACTTCCCGGTGCTCGAGCCGGGAGTGACAGGCATTACTCTCGGGGCAGGATTGGAAAGTATAGAAATAACACCGAGGTGGTTTAGACTATGAATCCGATTTTGTATGAAGCGACAGAAACTGAATTTAAATCTAACGGGATCGGCAGACTTTCGGAATGCACGCATTGCCTTGTAACGGAAGGAAGAAACGGTGTCTATGAATGCGAATTCCAGTATCCGATTACAGGCAAGCGCTATGCCGATATACAAAAAGGCCGGATCATCAGTGTCACTCACGATGACAAAAAAGACAGGCAGCCATTCATAATCTATAGGCAGTCCGCTCCGATCAACGGCATCGTGACGTTCAATGCGCATCATATATCATACGGGCTTTCGGATATCGTAACAAGACCGTTCACGGCTTCATCAGCGAGTGTGGCACTCAATGGTCTAAAATCATATGCGATGAACACGAATCCGTTTACGTTCTGGACGGATAATACTGCAGCAGGAGCGTTTAAGTTGAATGTTCCCACATCTGTCAGAAATGCACTTGGCGGTGTGAGAGGGTCTGTACTCGATGTATATGGTGGCGAGTACGAATTTGATAAGTGGCAAGTGAAATTACATTCACGGCGTGGTCGCGCCAATGGCGTTACCATCCGGTATGGGAAGAACCTGACCGATATCACATACGAGAGCGACATATTGGGCCTGTATGACGCGATTGTGCCGTATTGGACAAACGGTACCACGCTTATATATGGAATTGTAAACATCGGGACAAGTGGATGGAGCAATCACAAGGCGGTTGCGATGGACTTTTCCGCCGACTTTGATGATGTGCCGACAGTAGCTCAGCTGAATACACGGGCGGCCACATACCTCAGCAACAATAAACCGTGGATTCCGAAAACAAACATCACGGTCGATTTTGTTGCCCTGTGGCAGACGGAAGAGTACAAGAACATTGCTCCGCTTGAGCGTGTGCGGCTGTGCGATACCGTCAAGGTGATATATACGGAGCTGGGCGTAGAGGCCACGGCGAAGGTCATTAAGACCGTATGGAATCCGCTCCTGGACAGGTACGACAGTCTCGAACTGGGAGAGGCAAAGACTTCGTTTGCGGATATCATCGCCAAAGAAGCAACGGATAGCGCGACGGCTGAAGTACCGACCACATCCATGATGCAGAAAGCTATCGACCATGCGACAGACCTGATCACGGGCGGTTTGGGCGGCAACATCGTCATCCAGTATGACGGGAATGGCAAACCGACGGAAATCCTCGCAATGGATACGGATGACGTGAGCACAGCGGTCCATGTTCTACGCATCAATGTCAACGGCATCGGGTTCAGCTCAAGCGGCATTGAAGGACCATATACAAGCGCATGGACGCTTGACGGGAAATTTGTTGCTGACTTTATCACCGCCGGGCATATGCGGTTCAACATTTTGCAGGGAGGTGAGTTGACGCTCGGGGGTGTTGATAATGGGAATGGCGTATTGATTGTGCTTGATGCAAGTGGAAATGAGGTGGGAAGGTTTGATAATTTGGGGCTGAGTGCTATTGGCGACCTAATAATTAAACAATCAGGAAAGACCGCAAGATTTATGAGTGTTCCCTATAGATATAGACAGGGGACTATAGAAACTACTGGTACAAGCACGGGTTTCCAAATTGATTATCAAGATGGTGATACGGTTACGACGTCAAAACAGTTTATCCCTATCAATTCGGGCTTCTTTGTTGAAAATGCTATGTCCACAAGTGTAGGTTGTTTTAGTGGGTATCTGTGTTATGAAGATGAAACAAAATCCAGTGGTTATGAATATCAGTGGGCATATTATGAAAATGGAGAAATTACGCTTTACAGCGTCCCAATTTCTGGGGAAACAGAAGGCATATTATATCTTGGAGGCAATTTCATTCGCTTTGGTGGCGAGGATCGAAATATTCGGATTTATGATAACATATTTGCCATTTCACTTCCTAATATCAACCGATTTATATATGCGGATCAGGATGGTGGTGGACGACTTTCTGTCAATAGCAAGTGGGTCGAGTTTACTTCATCATCATCGATTCGTTACAAGCATAATGTCAAATTGATTGAAGATGATGAACTTGATCCGCACAGACTTCTGAGGTTGCCTGTAAAACAGTTCGAATGGAATGATGACCATCCGTTACAATATCCAGATATGGCAAATAAAACCATACCCGGATTTATTGCAGAAGATGTGGCAGAAATTTATCCATCGGCAGTGATTCATGACGTTGAAGGAAATATTGAGTCATGGGATGAACGGCGAGTCATTCCCGGAATGCTAAAGCTAATACAGGAACAGCATGAGAAAATTGAGTCTTTAATGTACCGAATAACAAAATTAGAATCCATAGTTGCATCGCTATAGGCATGAAAATTGTGGAACGCAAATACTTTTATTACTGCTTCTGGCAGAGGCGGCAGTATCTGATTGCCTGACACATTCGGCAATCCTGTTTTCGTCTGAGGGTGTGCCGCTGTTGCATCAGTGCTACAAACACTCGAAAAAAGTTACGGAAGAATAAGGAGGACATACTAATGCGTGAATACACGACACCGACGCTGACATTCAAAATCCCGGGCGTATCGCTGAGCGGCGCAACGGTCCATGTCACATTTTCTGATATCGGGGAAAATGTGATACTTGATATTGCTCCGACATCCATACAGGACACAGATGATGGCGTGATCATTACGGTGCAGCTTTCACAACAGCAGACGGCTCTGTTCGTGTCGAAAACATATTTCTTGGTGCAGGTGAACTGGATCATCGGGGCTGTGCGAAGTGCGACAAATATACTCAAGCTTAAAGTCAAAACAAACCTGCTCAAGGAGGTGTTGTCATGAGTTGCAATGAACTAATTTTGCTCAGTACCGACCCGGACGATATCGCCATACTGGAAGGACCGGGCGTACAATCTGTCAACGGCAAGGTCGGAAAAGTAGTTCTGGATGCCGGGGATTTTGCGTACGATGATACGAAAGAATATGGTGCAGGCAGTGTAGGGGCAGAGCTTAAAGAATTATCACAAAAAGAAATAGATGTGGATTCTGCCTTGTCCGATACATCTACCAATCCTGTGCAGAACAAAGTGGTCAAATCCGCAATGGACAAGAAAGTTACCGAAGAAGCTGGCAAGGGGCTTTCCACCAACGATTTTACGAATGCTTACAAGACCAAACTGGACAATATTGAAGAAGAGGCAAACAAAACCATCGTAGATTCTGCGTTGTCTTTAACTTC